TGATTGGTCAACGTTTAATGGCAAACAAGGAACGATAACTTTAACTACTACAGGTACTTCAGGAGCTGCGACTTTTAGTGCTAATACCCTTAATATTCCTAACTATGGTTCTGCTTTGAGTGGTTACTTACCATTAAGTGCAGGTTCAGGTTTTCCATTAACAGGCACATTATTTGTTGGTAGTACAACTAATGGTTACAATGTAAATACAACTTCAAGTTCTTATGGGGGGAATGGTTTATTACAAGCATTTGGAACTGATAATTTGCTTAAATTACAAATGGGTGCATTAGGTGTTAATGAAGCATTTATTTATACAGGAGCATCAAATAAAATAACAGTATACTCGGGCGGAGTTGTAACCGCAACTTTTAATTCAAATCAAACAACCACTCTATCAGGAGCATTAAGTGGTACAAGTGCTACGTTTAGTTCATCTGTTACTGCGACAGATTTAATTATTACGGATACTTATGCTAATGACCCTTTAATAAAATTAGTTACAACTACAAGTGGTAATGTAGAAGTGCAAATGAGAACTTCAACTACAACTTATAATGCAGGTATTGGCGTTGTTACAAGTGGATATGATTTTAATATATTTACAAATAATACAGCAAGATTAACCATAGCATCCACAGGAGCAGCTACTTTTAGTGTAGCATCAGGAATTTATACAGCTGTAAATGCAACATCTCCTAATACATCTGTTTATTATAAATTAACACCAACAGGTGGGGATGCTTATTATCTTGGTGCAGGAGTAGCACAAACTGATGATTTTGCAATCTATAATGTAACTCGTTCTAAAAACTATTTAACAATTTTAGGGGGTGCATCAGGTGGTAACGTAGGGATTAACACAACTACTCCAAATACATCGTGGGGAGCAACTATAAGTAATCCAACATTATATTCATCAAATGCTTTACGATTAGAAAGAAATGGTATTTCTTCACAGGGATTAAATATAAGTGCAGGTGGAGAAGTTGTAACATTTAATGGATTTAATACTGCAAGTGATGGTTTAAATAGTGCATTTGTTTGGACAAGTACTGCATTTAATACTACTACCGAACGTATGCGTATTACATCAGGTGGTAACGTAGGTATAGGAACAGCAAGTCCGACAATACCATTACAGGTAAATAAAGCAGGAACAGTAAATTCAATAATGACTCAAACAGTATTATCTGTAGCAGATTCAAATGGTTGGAATTTAGGCTCTGATGGTACAAATGCTTTAATAGGTGTTACGAATAGTGGAACTGATATGATATTTTTAAAGCGTGTAGCAGGTGTTTATAGTGAGGCTATGCGTATTACATCAGGTGGTAACGTTGGGATTGGGACAACAAGTCCATTATATAGATTAGTAGTATCAAATGGTGGTGCTGAAGGTTTAGAAATTGATACAGGATATTTAAGTAATAAAACTTTAATTCAAGCATATAATAGAAGTGGAGCAACATATAATCAAATAGATTTTGTTGCAAGTGCATTTTCATTTAACAGTGCAGCCACGTTTGGTTCATCAATAACAACCGCAGCACCATCAGGAGGTACTGCTAAACCATTTAAAGTGGGTGCAGTATCAGCGACAGGACCTGCAATTGTAAATAAAGTTATGGTAGAAATAGATAGCGTTGTATATTACATACCTTTGTCAGCAGCAGTTGTATAAATAAAAAATATAAAATATGAAAAATATCGAAGCAGTCCCAATATGGGATAACGGACAAAACAAAAATGCAACTATTTTAAATGCAAAAGCAGTTAACGTTACTTTAGGCATATCTGCTATATTCTTTTACACGCTTTTAAATGAGCAAGAGCAGTTATCGCAGGGCAATTTAACGATGTCAGGCGATGCTTATGAGCAATGGAGTAATGATGATGAGTATGCGTGGGATTGGATAGCTACACAACTTAATTTAACGATTACAGGTGATTATGTTCCGCCTGTTGTTGAGCCGATAGCTGAGCCGATAGTTGAGCCGATAGTAGAACCTATTGAAGAAGTTACAGAATAAATTACTACTTTTATATAAATCAAATCAAATCAAAATGAAATTTAATCAAATTAACACGTTAGTTGCTAACCTTAATGCCGTAATTGGTTCACAGGAGAGCAAAACACAGAAGAAGCTATTCCGCATCTTCGAGAAAATCAAGCCTCATAGCGAAGCATTTCAGTCAGAAATCGAAGGATTAAGGCTTGACAATGCACAGGTGGATGACAAAGATTGTCTACTCCTTGATGATAAAGGTGCATTTAAGTTCACCAAAGAGGGAATCAAGAAACTTACTAAGGACATTACTGAATTAGGTGAGAATGAATTTGACTTCAATCCTATCAGCATCATGAATCCTCAAGGGTTAGAACCATTTATATTCTTAAAAGATTGGGTGACAGGCGTTGACTTTCTTAAAGAAGAAGAAGAAGAATTGTAATGGACATTCGTAAAGTGTCAATAGGACCTGACTATAAAGGTGGTGCTATGCATTACCTTGTAGGGCAAAAAGTTCTTGGAGATACTAATGAAATACATTTAATTAAGTTTAACTCCACCAAAGAATCTATTCAAATATATATTATTAATGAAAAGAGTGAAATAGTTCTTTGGAAAGAATTTAATTCTACTATACCTATTTCAATTGAATATAATATAAACATCTAATGAGGTCGCCATTCTATTTTATAGCCAAGCCGGCTAATGGAAAGCGATACGATAATACAAAAGAGATAAGTGGTGTTGACTTTATTGTCAGCACCTCTGAGGAAGACCACAAGTTTTCTAACCGATTTGCAGAAGTCGTTGAGTTGCCATTAGATTATGCCGGACCTATTCAAAAGTCAGATACTCTTCTTGTACACCACAATGTTTTCAAGTTCTACAATGATGTAAGGGGTAGACAAAAAAGTGGCAAGTCTTTTTTTAAAGACGACCTATTCTTTATTGAGCCTGACCAATTCTTTATGTATAAGCACAATTCTACGTGGAATGCCTATGATAGGTACTGCTTTGTAAAGCCAATTCCTACAACTAAAAGCTATATTAAGAAGCCTTTCTCAGAGGAGCCTCTGATGGGTATAATGAAGTACCCTAATGAATACTTATTACAGAATGGGATAAAGTCGGGGGACATGGTTTGCTTCTCTCCTGACAGCGAATATGAGTTCACAGTGGATGATGAGAAGCTATATAGAATGTATGACCATCAAATAACAATGAAATTATGAATCTAATTACATTTGATAATATATTAAAAAACCCTCTTGCTTATGTTGAGGACATACACAAGCATGGCTTTCAAGATATTGCAGACGGGGATAATACATTTAAAAATATTCAGCCAAGAGATAATAACGATGAGTTTGCTCAGTATGTATCTGAACTATTTACTTCATACAATGTTTCATTTAATTTTGTAAGAAAGTCTCCATTAAATCAGAAAGAGCCAAACTTTGTTCATACGGATGAGATGATGGGTCATATTACTTGTATTTTATACTTAAATGAACAAGCACCTGACAATGATGGAACAACTATCTATGATGAAGATAAAAAGTCTTTGTTTACAATGTATTCTAAATTCAACCGCATGGTTGCATTTAGCTCTGATGCCTCACATTCAAGAAATATTCTTGAGAACTTTGGCTCAGGTGAACAATCTCGATTGGTTCAGATAATATTTTTAAAAGCCAAGTAATGAGAGATACTAGAGAGATAAAGTTAAGAATCATTGAGGCAGGGTATAAAGCGGTATCACATCTTATTAAAGTAGCTGAAGAAGATATTATTAATACCGAGTCAGATACTGATGTATCTGCAGATAAAATGAAGAATGCAGCAGCAGCTAAAAAGTTAGCTATCTTTGATGCGTTTGAGATATTAAGTAGAATAGAATTAGAAAAAGAAAATCTTGACTCCGCAGAGCGTGGAGTAAGCAGAACAGATACAAAACAAGGATTTGCAGAACGAAGGTCAAAGCAATAGTCTGTGCCGAATAATAGAAAACTATATACCGGCAAGTGTCATCTCTAATAAAAACAGAGTGAAGTCTTGGCTCTATGGCTATAACGAACAATACAATGTTACAGTAATCTCAAAGACAGGTGAGATAGGAGAGATAGTAGATATTGAAGGACTTAAAATAGCATTGCCTGCCATTCCCAATAAGTGTCTTCAAAGACACGTATCAAAAGTTGAACAATATTGGGAACGCCAAGAACTCCCTCGTGAGTTAGCAAGAATACAATCCATATTTCAATGGAACGAAAAGACAAAAGAATTTAAAAACCGTTGGGTAGATTATATTGAGAACGAGTTTGATTTTCGTGAGCAAGGTTTTTGGTTCATGAATAATGGCGTAAAGACTTACATAACAGGCTCTCATTATACGTACTTGCAGTGGTCAAGTATTGACGTTGGCTACCCTGATTTTCGTGAAGCCAATCGTCTCTATTGGATATTTTGGGAAGCCTGTCGTGCTGACCCAAGGTCATTTGGCATTATCTATCTAAAGATAAGACGTTCAGGATTTTCTTTTATGGCTTCATCGGAGTGTGTAAACATAGGTACGCTTGCACGAAATGCACGTATAGGTATGTTATCAAAGACGGGACCCGATGCTAAAAAAATGTTTACGGATAAGGTTGTTCCTATTAATAGTCGTTTTCCATTTTTTTTCAAACCTATTATGGATGGTATGGATAAACCTAAAACAGAGTTATCATTTAGAATACCGGCAACCAAGATTA